GCCTACCGCCGACGAGATCATGAAAATGTTCGCGGTTGACATAGCAGTTCTTCGTCGTGGTAGGCGCAAGCCGTCTGAGAAGCCGCCAGTCGGAAAGAAGAAGGCGAAAGCGTCGAAAAAGCCGGTCAAGCTTACTGCGGAACAGCTCGCACGGAAACGTGAGCACACGCGACAGTGGCGGATGGCCCACCGTGAGCAAGTCTTGGAATGCAACCGCCGATACAAGCTTGCGCATCGTCCGACATTCCACCATTTCAGCCGTGAGGAACAGGCGGCCTACGAACGCAACTACTACCTGCTTCATCCCGAGAAGAGAAAACGGAAGCGGGAGACTGTTTGAGACGTTAATCCAATACCGGTTGCAAGGTTGGGTGCAACCGGTATACTAGACATGTTCCGGCATTAATCGCACGCCTTCGGGCACCGGTGCGGAATCAACATACCATGATTTTGGAAGGCGTGCGATTGGCTGACTGCAAACTGTTGCGTTGCGGGCGTGAACGAGACGATACCAGGCAACTCTGCCCTGAATGTGAACAGCGGCTCCTAGCCGACTTGGAATGGTTCACGAAGAACATCGGCTACTTGGAAACCGACAAGATGAACCGCATCAACAAGAACCATGACGCTGATGGTGGCGGGGGAGGATACTCTGATAATCCGCCATTGAGGGAGCAAGTGTTCGACCTGCTGTATGAGGGAGACGAACGGGATGATAGCGTGTGGGGCACACTATCCGCGTTCGCTAAATGCTTAGGCGTCGAATACCTGAATCACGATCCGTTGAACGTGTTGGCGCAGCGGATAGCCGTGAAGAAAACCAAGCAAGGCGAACCCGCGTGTCTATGCTCAACGGCAACACCCGTGTACGCGCTTGAAATCCGCATCGCCCGCGACAAATGCCAGCGCCTGTTGAATCAAGGCCATACGGTTAGCTTGGGCAATTGCCCCAACACTGACTGCAACATGCCGTTAAGCGCTGACGAGACGGCAAAACAAGTCAAATGCCGTGGATGCAGGAACGTTTGGAACATCAACTTTTTGAGGACACTCATGCAAGACAAGATCAAACACAGCACTTACACGGGGACTGCTTCGGACATTAGAAGCAAACTCCAACAGGCTGGATACCTCGTATCCGCGAACACGTTGAAATCATGGGCGCACAGGGGCAAGCTCACCCCGGTACGCAAGGAAGGGCGGCATCCCATCTACCGTATCGCGGACGTGTACATGCTGATGCAGCAAACCACTCCAGTGGACGATATTTGGGGACTCGTCGGAAAGGACAACCGGCAGTGAGCATCATCAGCATCACCGACAAGGGCAAGACCATCCCCTATCACGCGCATCACATGCGCGACGTGATCGAACCAGTCAAACAGTACGGCATGTTCGGAGAGCAATTGAACGCGAAGAAAAAGCTCCACACGCTCACTTTCTACACGGAGGACTAATAATGCGAGTCAACATCGACTGCACGCTAATCCTCCTACTGTTGTCCGGCATGTTGGCACTCCTGAAAATCGGGGGCCAATTCCCATACCCGTGGATATGGGTGCTCGCACCCATATGGATACCGCTGCTCGCATTGGCCGGTATCACAATCATCCTGATAATCGCTTGGATTATCGGCGTCATAGGCGTACTCATTCTCGAAAAGTTCGGAGACGAAATGCATATCAGCGGCAAAACCAATAACATCAGTTACGCTCACGCGAACGATGGTGGAGCAGACCTCAGAAGCAATGAGGACACGATCATCTGCGCGGGCAGTCAGACGCTCGTGCATACGGGCGTGAGACTGGCTATTCCAGCCGGATATGTCGGACTGGTCTGCCCACGTTCGGGATTGGCGTTGAAACACGACATCACCGTGATGAACGCGCCCGGAGTAATCGATGCCAATTATCGTGGCGAAGTCGGCGTAATCCTCAGAAACATGGGTGAACATGCGTTTGAAGTGCATGAGGGAGACCGGATAGCGCAAATCGTTTTCCTCCCATACGCGCACATGCAATTCGAGCCAGTCAACGAACTGGATTCGACCGAACGTGGCGAGAAAGGATTCGGCAGCAGCGGCATCAACTAGAATCACAGAAGGAGACACAATGACGGTACTCGACTTCACCAAGAAAACAACCCCCGTTATAGACAAGCTGATAAAACTCGGATTCCACTACGAAAGCACAGACAAGACAGAAGCGGAGGGCATACGTAATCCGCCACAGCTGATAACCACATGGGAGAACGTCATGAATGGCGTGATCCTGAAAATCATCGACACATATGCCGTGTCCTATGACGAAAACGACGTACTGTATCAAACGCCAACCGAATACGTCAGGATAACGGATGATTGCACTAACATAAGCGTCACCATGTCGGTCGAAGAGTTCATGGAATTGGAACGGATCACGAACAGCAACGGCAGCACATTCCCACGCCCGGAAACATCCTTCAAAAGAATTACCAACGAGAACTAGGAGACCACGCGGAATGAGCGATACTACGACTATTTTGGACTGCCGAACATTTTAGAAGCATTGGACAAGTGGGATAAGCAGTACGGGAAGGTGGTAGAGAACCGTGGATGACACTTCAAGCACGAAGAAATTCGTATTTACAAGTGATAGCAAGCCGTCCCCCGACCTCTCGAATTTCAAGCCTTTTGGACACATTGACGAGGACAAACCCAAGTACAGTGCGATCATGATTATCGAGGATGAAGGCGTATACGTTCCCGTGATATACAAGGAATGCCGCGTGGACCTCGACATTGATAACCCGACGATTCACCCGCTATCAGGCCCATGCATGGAACCCTGCTGCTACAGTACGCCGGAACTTGCTATAAAAGCCGGGACACGCATCTACAGGAACATGTTGAAGGACAACAAATGAAGTGGTTTACCAGTGACTTGCATTTCGCTCACCCTTTCGTGGCTGCATTACGTGGCTACGCGCTACCCGGATACGCTAAGGATGCATCGATCAAACAACAGGCCGAACATGAGCATAAGCCGCTCAAGAACTGTGTTGACTGGCGGAGACATGATGCCGACATTGTGCGCGCGATCAACACGTATGTTGGAGAGGAAGACGAACTCTACATCCTCGGAGACATCAGTTCCGTGGGTACGTGGAGCGTAGACCAAGCGATAATGCGCATCCAAAACCTGCACGTACCACGCAAGAACAGGCATCTGATTCTCGGCAACCACGAACTGCACAGCTCCACCCGCACGCTGGAAAAGTTGGCAAGCGTGTTCGGGGAAGTCGGAAGAGTCGGCATCACCGAAATCAGAGACGGGTGGGGCAACAATCCACACACGGTATTTTTAAGCCACTACCAATGGCGTGAAGACTTCACGCAAAGCAAACCCCTAGGCGCAGTCTCAACCAATTGGAACGCGCCGGAATTAGCCGAATACGCGATACCACGCATGAACAACACGCTGCTCCTGCACGGACACACGCACGCGCATGACCCGCTTGAGTTCGGCGGACATCATAATGAGATCAACGTCGGATTAGACGCATGGCATTTCGAGCCAGTCAACGAAGCCGAATTGGTGGACAATTGGCTGCAAACCGCGTTAAGCGTAACTGAGTGATCTACAATGGCACATGAATGGGGGCGGATTCAAAAACCGCCCCCACTATTTTTCAGTAAATAGCACCCTTGGATTTCAAATCAATCCTCCTCGCCTAGATAATCCTGCAATCCGTCGCCAGCTTTGCCATTCAGCCCGCGACGGGACATGTCGTAATAGTCGAGCATCTGCGGACTGTTCCACCCCGCTGCGGCCATGATGTCCCTGTCCGGCACGCCAGCGTCACGGGAGAGCGTGCAGAACGTTCGCCGCAATGAATGCGGCGAAATATCCGGCACGCCAACACGCAATGCCACGGACGATACGATGCCAACGGCGGTCTGCTGCCGCAGACGCACGCCGGAATCCTCACGGAACACCGCACCACGCCTACATCCGCCGATAAGTCGTGCAAGAGCCTCGGACGCCTCGGAGGGAATGGCCACACGCTGAGACCAGTCGCCCTTGCGGTCAAACCGCACCCACGGACGCCCGTCATCCAGATGACAGTCTTCAACATCCAGTCCAAGCGCCTCGCTAGCCCTCGCGCCGGTCAACAGCAGCAGACTGCA